TTATCTTTCCATTGAGGATAAGATGCAGCCGCACCAAGAATTCCTAGCTCACCTGCAACAACAGTCTTACCACCGGGAGTTATCGCACTGAGTGCGCGTCTAATTCTACGGGGGCTGTTTGGAATAGCTTTTGCTGCATCATCAACAACTTTTGATGCCTCACCAATTATTGGTATCTCCCTATCTTTCTGTGTATCTCTCGCTCTTCTGGCGGTTGGGGAGTCATACTCTGATTTCTTTGACGGCTTCGATTTACCCTTGAAGAGACTCTTTATCCTGTTCCAAACTCTCGTACTAACATCAATCGTACCTCTGGCAAGTTTAATTTTACCTGCGGCACCAATATCTATAATATCACTCAGATAGAATGGTTGTCCATCATTGTCATAACCCTGAATACCACCATACTTACCGGGAGGATTGTCTGCTATCAGCAGTCCTTTTACGCTGTTTGGATTAACATTACGCATCTCTTCGCCATAGATTGGCCCAACATTATCTTTATAAGGATTAGGGGGTGGTGCACCGGGAACCATCTGCAAGGATGAGAATGAACCACGTGGTCTATTCCTACCAGCAGCTTCAGCAGGTAGTTGATTAGGGTCCACCATATTCATATCTTGACCCGGCAACCATTTCTGAAATCTAGGATCGGGAGTAGGGGGAGGTGGCAATGCGCCACTAGCTTGAGATGGATATTGAAGTGGTGGTGGAGCGCGTCTCTTAGCTTGAGTTTGGTCAAGCAATACTTTAGTATCTAAGAGACTTGGGCCATCATCAATTCGTGGACCATCTTGTCCATGAGCAAGAGGAAGTCTTGCCGGTTGCGTAGGTTGCGGCATTGGGGGAAGCCCCTGCATATCTGGATGAAAGCGGTTTTGTATCCACCCCCGTCGTTCCATTTCCTCTGCTCTTTTCTTAGCAGCGAATTGCTGTTGAACAGGCTCCACTGCTTGCTGCTCCATAATAGGAACAAGGACATGAGCGGTATAGGGTCTACCCATAGCATTCATTTTAGTAACAGTCTTCCACCTAAACCCCAGAGGAGCTTTCTTTTTCTTTACACCACTTCTAGTAGTCGTAGCCATTAGTAGCCTCCTCTTGTACTACCATACTCTAGTAGAGATGGCCTACGTTTCTTACGTCTTCCTTTTGGATCGCCGTAACCGGAGCCACCGGGCATATCGAATACTACTTCATGCTTCTTATCGCTACCAAAGCTACCGGGAGTTCCGGTCATAGGTTTCTTCTTAGGTATAGCAGAACCAATTACATCAGTAACAAAAAGTCTGTCAAGCTCAGTATCAAACGCATCTATAGTTTCAGTAGCTACAATAGGAGCTTTAGAGCCTAGTCGACCACGCAATATCTGGTCTGCATACCGAGTTTTAGTGGGCCTTTCTATCTGCCTTTCAGTACCAGTAAGAAAAGGATTGCGTTTAGCTCTAGCTATTTCACTAGGATCAGTTAAAGTTTTCTCAAACCTTCCACCCAACCTACCACGCATGGGCTTTAGCTTTTTCCTGATAGGATCAAAAGCACTGTCTACTGCATTATAACCTGCTCCCATATTAAACTCCTATAAGAATAATGGCAGTACCGAGCCTAGTATACTACCTATACCCCCGCCACTTGACGGTTGTGTAGTAGTGCCACCGTAGTTACCTGAGATAGTATTCATATACTGATTCAGTGCGTTGTACGGAGACATAGCCTCGTAGTTATAGCGTTCCATATCAGCATCCATTCCAGACTGAGTTAGTCCTCTACGTTGCTGACCAACATTACCGATAGCATCATACATTCCTAATGGTGCTGCCATCGTACTTGGATAGTTCTGAATACCCTGCTGTTGCTGTTGTAACGGCATCTGTGCATATGGCAGTCTCATACCCTGTGCAGTGTTGTAAGCACTGGAGTACATATCAGCCATAGGTTTAGTAAGCCCAGAAGCCACAGCTTTATTGATAGCTTGACTCTGTAAGAGGTTACCTCTGCTGCTACCACCGGGTTGATAATTAACTAAGCCTTGCCTGATACCGGGTAGGATATTCTGATTTAGATTACCCATTACACTGCCAGCTAACCCAGCAGCGGTAGACGCAAACGGGCTAGTTGGCCCCATGTCTACAGCACCCTGCATAAGCCTAGCGTGTTGCATCGGACCCATTCCAGTGTACCCACCGAACTGCCTGTCTAACGCACCCTCTGCTCCGTACTGCATACTTGCAGCCCTTGGACCCATACCGTAGCCAAGTGTGGCCTGTTGCGCTATCTGTTGTGCCGGGTCAAATCCAGCTACACTAGCTCCCTGATAGTAATTAGGGAGTTGTGACTGTAAGAGTTGATCGGCTCCCGCGAACCCTTTCTTGAGATAAGGTACTTGAATATCCCAAGGTTCGCTTTTCTGTGTGCTGCTTCCGCCACCCATTATCTATCTCCTCGGTTTCCACCTTCCGCTGGTTGCCCGCCAACTGTTGACACCATTGGACCATACTGACCTGTTGGGGTAGTTGCAAAGTTCCAAGGAACCCTGTCAGTCATATCCCAAGGGAGTAGATTAGGTGCTTGGTAGTTCCATAAGTTCTGATCCATACCCTGCGCTGGTTGCATCCAAGGCTGATAGCTTGGGTCTATACCCGGCATTGCCCTAGCTGGTGTGAAGTTAAATAGGTTCTGAGAATGGATTGGATAGTTAGCCATGTAACCCGGCATACCGCCACCAGTTCTTCCACCAGCACCATATGTGGGCGGATAACCACCACCACCTGGGGGCCATGCCCCTCCGCCACCACCGGGGGGATAACCACCTCCTCCACCGGGAGGCCACATTCCACCACCTCCACCGGGGGGCCATGCTCCACCACCTCCACCGGGGCCGGGATATCTTTTATTATGTACCAAATAACCATCAGCATAGTAGTTTTCCTGCTTATCAACATGAAAGTTGTAGACAGGAGTGTCTTCCGGTATCTCTTTAGACTCGATAGAATCAACAGTATCAAGACCAAGACCATTACGATAAAGCGTATCACCCACTTCCAACTCTGATACTTTCTTCCAACCATCCTGAGTCATAAATGGATGCGCTTCTGTTACAAATGGCTCCTTGTCGTTGAACCCATATAGCTTTTGTTTACCTGCTTTAGAGTGGAATACCTTGACAACTGAGCCATCTCCCTCTTGTGTCTTAACGACATCACCGACAGATATTTCAGCTACATTCTTTTCTGTTCCATCAGCCAACTCAACTTGAACACCGTCAACAAAACAACTAGACCACGACCCCGTGGGGCCGGGAGGGATTACTGTTGGGTCAATAACACCATCTGTCTGGTCAGGCCACCACCACTGCGGCCCTTGCCCGCTATCATCACGATCCCAACCGGGCATTCCGGGGCCAACTCTATTGCCAATCTCTGAATTAGCTAAGTTAGTTAACCTACTGTCAAGACCTAGATTAAAAAATTTAGCAATTCCAGACGGACCTTGCTGCTCCCTGTTTACAACATTGCGCTTCTCTTGTTCAGATAGTTGGTTCCAAGCATGATTCTGGTTTCCGCTAAATCGTTGGTCATAGCCGTGACCCATAGCTAAGTTCATGTCCCCGCTATAGTCATAACCAGCAGGTCTTGAGCCTTCACCAATACCCCACTGACCACTAAGGTCATCCTGTGTTAAACCAGTCATATCCGAATAATCCATCATCCCGCCACCAGTAAATCCACTGGGTGATCGAGTAGTATCAAGGAAACCACCAGAAACATCATCACCACCAAAGAAATCAGTTCCGGCTGCATCATATATATTTTGTCGAGCATTTATTCTTTCCTGCTCTCCGGGACTAAGAGTATCTACTGTTTGAGTAGGCATAGCACCGCTACCAAGAGGTGGCCCCATACCCATTTGAGTTGTCTCTCTTGCTACCGCTGCTTGCTGTTGTGCCTGTTGTGCGCTGGCGAATTCATTCGCTCTTTGCTGTTGGACTGCTGCTTGCTGCTGCGCCTGCTGTGCGCTGGCAAACTCATTTGCTCTTTGTGCTGCTTGCTGTTGGGCCGCTTGCTGCTGAGCCTGTTGTGCGCTTGCGAATTCATTTGCTCGTTGCTGTACTGCTTGAGCTTGTGCTGCTGCCTGGGCTGCAATTTGTCGTTCTATTTCTTGAGATTCTGCTCCATCACCCCCATAGTCACGCTCATACTCTCGCATTGCCTCACCTTCGTAGGCTTCGTCCTCATCAGCACCACCGCCATCACCACCACCACCACCATTGAAACAGGCGTTAGTCATCCTGGCGTGGAGAAATTCCTCGTCAAACCACCGATTAGTTTTTAATAGTTTTCTATCAATCATTGCATTTTCTCTCTGATGTCTTTGGTGTACACGATGTATTCACTGTTCCACTCTGGTAGAAGTTTCTTCCAACCTTTCCTGCCCCATAACTCAAGAGCCGTACAATCTTTCTGTATAGCAAAGGATTGCACCATATCTAGGAAATGCTTAAACTTATTGAAGTCTTCGCCAGCTAGGGAGACAAGTCTTAATACTTTCTTTTGAGGATAAGTTATGATCTGTGTCACCAGTGCAGCGATGATTTCCTTATTTTCCGCAACTATCCATAACTGCATACGACCCTCGGTAATCAAGTCAAGTATGTCACCAGTCTCTAACTCGCCTTCGGAGTGCGGAGTCACCCGTGCAAGTATTGGTTCCACTTTGTCCCATACGCATTCAACATCTTCAGGTTCAAGTAAGTGTGCTTTCAAAGTTTTACCCATGCAGAAGTCGTTTCATTGTAGAAATAAATCCCTTCGCCAGCAGCTCCGGGGTTCCAGTTTGTACCATCCGCATATCTTACGTCACCACCTCTGGGTTTATCAGGGGGTGCGTGAGTTCTTTCTAGTCTAAAGATGGCTTGGTTGAATATAACATCACTCAGTCTTTTTAATTCTGTGGTTATGTATAATCCTAAATCTTCTTGGTTTAATGGAAGTGGATTAGGTTGATAATGAGTTACAGACTTTACTACTCTGTCTTTATATGTAGCCATTAATAACTCCTAGAGCCTCTCCTTCCAGCATCATCTAGCTCAACTTCGTATCCATCCAGTCTCCAGTGGAAGTCTCCGGTAGATTCAAACTTAACTCCGTAGAGTTTCCCACTCTTCCTTACAGATACCTTTGACTGAGAGTCTGGGTTAAAAGGAATAGCCGTTGACCAAGAGACACCCTCTTCCGTAGACATCTGGGTTCCAACGTACACATTAACAGTATTAGCCCCAGTGATTTCCATCTTAGGCCAGATAGCTTTTATACGCTTTACAGTAGATTGGTCAGGATTATTTTGTGAGTTAGTTGTAATACCAGTTCTCTCTATGAAAGAGGTCATGTTGGTGGTGTCTTCTCTGTTACCAGAAGCATTCCTGTATAGCTTTGTATTTGTTGGGGATGCGAATAGTAGAACATTCTCAGACTGTGACCATGTTACTGCCCAGCCACCAATTGCACTAGCCCATGTAGGAATAGCAGCAGCCCATGTCGTGAAGGCATTAGGATCATCCTGAGTGCCATACCCAATATGAGCTAAGTCTGGTAGATCACGGATAGTAAATGCTTGGTTGGTCCAGTTCCATACAATAGCTTTATTACACTGGTTGCTTGAGCTTTCCGGGGTTGGAAAACAAGCCCACATCTCTGTATTACCGTAGTCAGCAACTACAAAGCTACGCTCCATGTTCCCACCATCAAGGTTCTCAAAGAGGTAGTCTCTAATCTTATGTGGTAGGATAGACTTCACCCTCTGACCATCATTGATATAGACGTCACCATTGCCAAGGAAGAAATGTCCACCATCAAACTCAGCTACACAGTTCTTAGACAATGCGCCGACTGATGGGGATAGCTGTTTGAATGCGAATATAAAGGGAGTTCCAACATACGACATAGTATAGATGGAGTCTTCCTTGTATATCATAAAGACGTCACCAAGGGGTAGCCCGTCTAGTATCTTTCCTTTCGTATCTTCAAGAGAATACTCGCCAGCATCAACGACGGCACTTGTTTCATCCCATGAGGAGGGGACAGTTTGTATGGCTGCCTCTGTTGACCACTTGACAACTCTACTGTAAGGAGTGTCTGGAGTTGTTGAAGAGTCATTGATGTTTAGGGCTATCAGGAATGATCTAAACGCTCTTAGGGAGAAGCATTCTTTGTCAGCAGGCCAGTTTGTCAGGTCAGCCATCAAGGTGGTTGTAGCGGGAACACCGTTAGTCAAGGCCCAGAACTGTGGGTCGTCATAGCCGTTAGCCATGATAAGGATTCCACCTAGAACTGTAGATGTCCAGCCTTCATCAGCCGTGGCACTATAAGCCCCGGATGACCTAGTTATGTTTGTCCAACTTGTACCGTTGTGAACATGAATAGCGGCGGTTCCCGCTATAATCCAATAGGTATTAGCACCAGCTTTTAGCTGTACAATGTGGTAAGGTGCAATAGGACAGGTAGACATAACTTCAGCATAACCCGGAGACTTTACTATAGCCCCATGTTCTGACCTTACATTGTTACCATCTGACCATACATTAGGTGGTAGTTGCCAAGGGTTTATGTCCTTGACAATTCCTGTCTCGCCTACATTGTCAACAGGGATAAGAGCCATTAGGGTTTAGGATACTTGGTCTTTACAGCCTGTCTATCAGCCTCCAAACTAATCACAGCAGAGGCTCTTTCCTCTACTACGTTTTCCCATAGGGCTACGATTAGGTCGTTTATTGATGGGTATTCTGCTTGGCGATTACGGGCGTATTCTTGAGCGTCATACTCTGCTTGCAACCTTACAATCTCTGTATTTATTTCCTCAGTAGTTGGTTCTACCTGAGAATCATCTAACCAATTTACCACCCCACTAGAAACGCTCCATTCTGCACTAGGGCGTAATGACTGTAATGCTTCTGTAGTCCCTATACTCATACGTCAATCTCCCATGCAAACATATAGCTAGTATCGTTATTCTGATTAAGTCTAACAGTGCCTCCAGAGGCTGTGCTAATCATAACAACGTAAGTATGTACTGCTGTTGAAGCCGCAGTATCAATAATAGTCAAAGCACATGATGCGGTAATGCTTGAACTTGCGGCGTACTCCCGGTTATTGCCACTACCAAATGTAGCTATCGATGGTGCGCTACGGTGAATGTTCAGCACTGTGTGTTTTGCACCCACATCTTGTCCAAGTGCGCCACCGCCCAGCGTCACTATAATCTTATTACTTGCCGCAGTAGGTGTGATAGAAATTGTGTGGCTTGTAGCCGTTAATGAAGTACTCGTTGTTGATTCATCAGAGGTAGAACTAGCAGATGTTACTTGGAGTACCTTTCCTCCAGCAGCTTCTGCCCAAGCATTATCTCCTCTTAGGAAGGTAGTTGCAGAAGCTGTCCCAGTTGCAGATAACATAGCAATATCTACTGCGTCAACTGCAATGGTAAGGGCTGTAGCCCCTGTTACATCGCCTGTATGTGTAGCATTTGTTACTTTGGCTGTATTAGCAGTAATCTCAGTATTAATAGAGTTGGCTAATTTAGCGGCAGTTACGGCATCATCCTGAATCTTAGCAGTGCTTACAGTATCAGCAGAAGGTGCGCCAATATCTACAACGTCACCCATGAACATGACTGTTACATTGTCTGTTCCTGCTGGGGTTGTTCCTGTAGTCGTTAGGGTTACGCCACTAACAGTATACGCATCCGTTGGGGTTTGCCTGACGCCATCTATGAATAAAAGAACTGACGATACAGTAGCAGACCTTTTAAGCGTGAAGGATGTACCTCCGCCATCAAAGGACTCTACATCGTATGCGCCAATGTCAGGCGGTTGATTTCCTATATAGCTCATATTATGACCATCCTAGCGATACTGCTTGTATTCTTGTTGCTTTAGTGCCAGATTGGTTCAAGCTTTTGATACGATAAGCCATGTTCCAAGGGGCTGTAATTGTGCTGCTTATTGTTACATCATGAGCTGTGGCTATTTTATGAGTTCCTGTACTTCCCTCAGAGCCTAAAGTCATTGCCGTCCATGTGCTGCCACCGTCTGCTGAAATCTCAGCAGTAAGGTCTGTTCCTAGTGTTGCTGTGCCAATACTGTCCGTATAAGTGAAAACTACATCTCCTTTGGTTGGTGCTGCTTGGGCTGCTGTAGTCGTGGACACTAAGGTCATGTTGTTGTATACCTCTGTCCTATGCCTGATTAAAACCACACCTGATCCACCAGCAGCACCAGTTGAGGTGCTTGGCGTGCCAACGTGATATGATCCACCGCCACCACCAC